TCTCGGGATTTCCCTATTCACCTCGATCGGCTTCATGACGCGCGGTGCTGATGCCGTCGAGTTCCTGCCGACCTCTGAAGTCGCATATGCATTCAAGGTGATCTAATGCCCTTTCTCGCACCTATCGGCGCCGCGATCGGCGGTTTCTTCGGCTCGCTCGGCATCATCGGCAAGGCCATCATCGGGATCGGCCTGAACCTAATCGTCAGCAAGATCCAGAAGAACCAGGCCAAGAAAAACAGCGCGGCCGTCGGCGGCGTCGAGTTCGAGCGCGAGTATGGCGAGAACGTCTCCCGCAAGGTGGCATGCGGCCTCGTCGGAATTGCCGGACACGACTGCTACGTCAACACCTACGGCAGCTCGAACAAATTCCTCGAGCAGGTCTACGTTCTGGCCGACTTTCCGTGTGACGGCCTGTCGCGGATCTGGGCGGGCGGCTCGCTACTGTCGCTGAGCGTCATCGGCGGGGATGCGGTGAAGACTATCTACTCGGTGGTCAGCGGCGATTATGCCGGCCTGATCCGGTTCACCTTTTACAACGGCACCCAGACGGGGGCCGATACCGATATGATCAACCACTCTAACCCATTCGGGCGCTGGACGGCTGATCACATCGGGACGGGCATCTGCTGGATCAAAGCTGAGTTGACCTACGACCAGGACAAGCTCGGGCAGTTCCCCGACTTCTTCTTCGAGTTCCGCGGTGCCCGCCTGTACGACATTCGCAAGGATACGACGGTGGGCGGTTCTGGCGGGCATC